AATGCTCCAACTAATGGAACTTACTGGTCGCAATTTGCTGCTGGTTCTGGTGGTATATGGAATGCTGGTTTATCTTTAGGGAGTGGTTCACAACAACTGCGTGTTAATTCTAGTGGTAATGCTTTAGAATTTTTTACACCAGTAGCAGCATCATCAGATTTTGAAAGAGTAATAACTGCTGCTGGAGATGGTACTGCTGTATTAGATGTAGATAATTGTTTTACATCTGGTTATGAAAATTATTTAATTCTTGGTAATGTTTATACTTCAAGTACAACAGCTTGTTATATTAGATTACAAGATTCAAATAATTCAGAAATTTCTAGTAATTATTTTTATGTTGGTTATCAAGCATACAAAGGTTCTAGTAATCAAGGAAACGATATTAAAACTGGTTGGAACCAAGGAGAATGGTCGCCACAAGAAAATATTGCGTCTGAAACTGAGGGTTATGGTCAATTTGCAATTAATGTTTCAAAACCATATATAAATAATCATTATACTGGTATGCACATTCAATACAATGCTTATGATAGTGCTAATTTTAGATATGTTTGGTCTAATTGTTTTTTAAGAGATGCTAATACTCACAAAGGATTTAGATTTTATGTAACAAGTGGAAACATTACATCTAGTTCATCAATTAGTGTATATGGAATGAAAACAAGTTAAGGAGTAATAATATGACAAAAATAAGAAAAGTATCTCCAGAAAATCCAGAAGGTATTACAAGAGATATGACACCTGAAGAACAAGCATCTTATGATGCAGATGTAGTAAGACTTGCACAAATAGAGACTGATAGAGAAC